TAGGTCCACGCTCACCGGTTTCTCCCTTAGGTCCAGGAGTACCCGGTCCGCCAGTACCACTCTCTTTCAATGTCTTGATACTTTCGGCTTGTTTCGCCAAAACATCAGCTTGCTGAATCAATGACTCTCGAAGCGTGGTGACTTCCGAACTGGTTGGAATATTACCCGGAACTCTAATGAGTTCTTCATCACCATTGTATAAAACTGACGCATTGTCAGTAAACGTTGCATATAACGATTCGTTTTTAACATAAGGTGTCATCTTCCCGGCAGTCACAATATCATTCCAAATAGTTGTGACGTAGGTGTCATCTTTCTTGAGAATGGTAGTAATATCTTCTGATGTAAGAGTATCCTTCAGTGTCTTCAGGATCGCCTCAGAAATACTAGCAGATAACTTCTGCTCAATACCTTCTAGTTTGGTGTTGATGCCAGAAATGCCAGTAGTATTTTCCTCAATCTTAGCATTCAATTCTGTCTTGACAGTATCAGCATACCCATGAGTATCAACCCCAGCAATAGCTCGTTGGACAATCGGATTAATAAATTCCTCGGATTGGAGTTTGGTGTTAATCGCAGATGTCACACTATCTACGATTGTTTGACGTTCCGCAGTGAATTTGGTCTCAACCAATCCTGTCAGATCCAATTTAAGCTGAGGAATATCGACGGCATTGATAATCTCGGCCTTAATTTGTTCTGTTTTAGTTGTAAATTCACTAAGGATATTCGTCTTAATTGTATCCACGTCAATACCAGCAACTTTAGATTCGACGGCTTGAATCTTAGCATCCTGATTTTGCACGGATTTTGATTGTTCTTCTTTGATCGCATCGACCTTGGCCGTAACGGCCGTAAGAACATCATTCTGGATCTTATTGGTATCGATAGACTTGATCACACGATTGAGAATGTCATTCTTAAGAGCGACAGTATCAATTTCAACCCCATCTTTACCAGTTATTCCAGTATTAGCAATAACTTTGTCAATGACGCTTCGCAAGAAATCGGTGTTAACTACATCGGATCCCACCTCGACGTAGATCTCATCGTTTGTATGGAAGTCACGGACAAATAAGTACTTATCTGCTCCTGTATAACCACGGTCAGCTCCGTCTTCGTCCTTTGGAGAATATACATCGAACTTGACAGTGATTGGCTCAGATAAGAATGATGATTTAGGGACAACGATTTTAGCGTAGCCCGTATAATTAATTAAATTATTAGGAATTTCAAGATTTAGACACCCAGTAGTAGGTTCAAATTTAGCTTGAATTTCCTCAGAAGTATCATGAGATGTCCTAAACAAGACACCGGAGATAACCTCTGTATCCCCGGCACCTGGCTCGGCAAATTTGATACTTAAGCTGCGATCTGTACCGTCATCGACGATAGTCACAGGCGTATCTAAATATCGCATTTAAGCCTCCTTGTGTTATTGTGTAGGAGTGTTCTCCTTAGCGAATGGATATGACAAGGCAATTCCGTTTTGTCCGAAATATCCGTTTTCTTTGAATTCGGAAGCTGGTTGTCCAGCGTATGTGAATTCGCGGTTTGCTTGCACGATGACAAGTTTACCTTCGCCATCAACCTCAGTATGACTTGGGTCATTGACTGTGAAGATGTCTTGGGCTTTGATTTTCATGCCATCTGTAGCGGCAGGGAGTTGTTCTGCAAATTGTTTGTAGACAACACCGTATTTGACACCATCGCTCATTACAGAATTGAGAATAACTGTATGAGTCAGTTTGTTGATCTTTTCGATGGCTTCTGCGTTACTGTTGGATTTCGTATTCGCATTGTCAATCTCCTTAACAATTTCTTGTTGTGCAAATTCTGAGAAATTCGTGTAGAATTCCTGACGCTTAATTTGACGCAACAGATCGTCATGGTCTTTCGATGTTTGGTCACCGTTTAAGATGTAGTCCATGACGGCAAAATATGGATTATCTTGCTTGATAGACACAACTGTCCCAATGACAGCTCCATCAGAACCATAGCGAGGATATACGTTTGTTACTTTGAATTCACCATAAATACCCATTATTTATTTTCCTCCGTGGTGTGTGGATCTGGTTCACCTTCTAGCTTACGCAGATCTTCTTTAAGTTGATTATTTTCATCGAGTAGAGAATTGTACTCTTTTCTGAGTTCCTCTTTTTCCTCGATAAGTTTCTTGTGTTCTTCTTGAAGTTTATTATATTCCTCAAGATAGAATTTGGCTTGTGCAGTAAGCAAAGCATTATTTTGTGAAACATTCAATAACGTGTTTGATAACTCGTCAAAAGATGCTTTATATAATTGTTCGTCGTTCATTTATTCCCCCCCTATTTAAAATGGTATTTATTTAACACACCACGAATATGTGTTTGTGTAGATCCGTCTTTTAGATTCCATCCATATTGGGCAATAATTCCAAAGCAAGTTAACAAGTCCCATAAATAACCGCCTGCATTGATAGCTCCAGCCCCTAAGTATAAGTTATCTGTATAAACTCCCATAAAGTGTTTATCGCCACGACCCAAATAGTGTTTTACGCCCTTCTCATTCATAGGGATTAAAAACGTACCCCCGTCTTGAGTATTGTTGTGTAAAACCCACGGGCTACGATATTGTCCATTTGCATAGAAAATTATACGGTCCGAAACCACTTCAAAAAGCTCTTCAGTATGACCATTTCCAGATCCGGACCAAAGTCGTAGACCTGAAAATGACTCGTTATTAGTATTTTCAGATTTATCATGGTTTGTGCCTAATACAATCATAGCCGCTTTATTATCCCTAAATCTCTCCGCGACAAATCCGCTTCGTGTAAATTTTAAAAACTGAGATGAACTAGTTTCATCAATTCTTCGAATGGTACCCGTGTCGGAATATAAATTCAACGTACCATTTTGTAGATCAAATACTGTAGCGTCGTTTAGGGCTCGTAATTCACCACCTCTAACCCTAGCAGCACTCATTGTACCAGAAACAATATTGTTTGCGTCAATGTTAATAACCTTTACTATGGCTGCATTTAACTCCCCAGCAGTAATCTTACTAGCATTCAAGTCCTCAATCCAACTCTCCTTGATAAACGCTGTGCCGTTAGCAATAACATCACCATCCAACACGATGCTTTTACCTTTGAGTCGTAGTCCTGAGCGATCGGCATTGATGGCAGTGATTACATCTTTAGGGCCGGATAGGCTTAATGCCCAGGCATCGTTCTTCTGAGATATGACAGTTGAGGATACACCACCAGATGGTTTGTACCGTCCAACAGTACCTCCACGTACCAGCATAATTTCCTTAATACCAAATCGACCTTCTCCGGTTAATTTGATACGGAATGAGAATCGGCCATTATATCCGTTGACATTATCGAATATATGCTGACCAACCACATCAAATGTGTCTTTGGTATATGTTTGGTATTGATAGCCAGGTTGAGCTGTCAGTCCTTTAGTATATACCGGCGTTCCGTTGTTATCGATAATTTGCAATTCGACATTCATATCTTTATTGCCTCGATAAACTCCGGTTGCGTTCATGTGGTATTTGCAATAGAAAGTATACTTATCGCCATCTTCCATTTTGTCTATCACCAGAGGTAATGACACAAATGCGGAATTGTTTGAATATGTTCCATCGTAACTGCCTTTAGAAAAATAGAAGTATTCTGCACTTCCGTAATTTCCAGGTCTGGTAGATGTCATGTATCCATCAACTCCGTTAGTGAAGTTACTTAATTTAGCGGATAAGAACGTGTCGGTATCAACAATCAAGTTGTCAGTCGATTGTGATGCATTAGTGATAACTGTGCGGATCTCATCACTGTTTTGGATTAGTTGGGAGATGGATGTGGTGATACCGTTTTGAGTTGTCCCAAGAGTACGTTTGTAGGTGTCTACGGTTTGTAGGACTTCTTGGAATTTCTCGCTTGAATCGAGGTCAATATCCTCATATGCAGGAGCATAATCCGTCCATAAGTCCCCATCCCACATCATCGCATCTTTAATATCGATAGCGACATTAGTCCCTGCCGCTTTATTACCAACGTCAATACGGAATCTAATTTGGAGACCTTCATTTAGAGCTCTCTCATTGATATTAAACCAACCAATCTTGGTTTTGTATGCGTCTGATGTAGATACATCCCATTCGTCTTTGTTGTATTCTCGTGGTAATCCAAATGGGTTAGACCCGTTAATCCATTGCAAATAATTGCCACCACTATAAACCTCAGGAGAAACCCGAATACTTGTGATACCAGGAGTGG